TCCTCCACGCCATTGCGGTCAAAGGTCCAACTCAGCCCATTGCCCACCATGCGGGTTAGTTCAGTGATGGCGATTGTTCCACTCCGATAAAGTGACCAACCAGCTATCAAATTGCCCAGTGCGGTCAATGGGCTATCACCCGCCCGTGCGGCCGGGATTGCTTGGGTCAAGTGGCTAATCGTCGTGTCCACCAAACTCATATTACCGTCTACACTAGTCAGCATTTCGGCGTGGGCGTTTAGTGTAGCCAAATAACTGCGATTCGTTAGCGTAAAATGGCCACCAACACCCAACAGGTTTAGCCCCATGCCGCCGCCGACATTCACGCCCCGCACTTGGTAGCGCAGCAGCAGGGCCAGGAGCGCCGCCACCGCTACGTCACGGTCATAGTCATGGCGGAGCCGGTCTTCCAGTTCAGCCGCGTCCGTTGGCAAACCCTCCAAGCCGTTGCGCAACGGATGCCAGTAGAGATCACGCAGGACCGGCTCCAGGTCTTGTCGCCACTGCGTTTCTAGGGCCAGTTCGGCCGGTGTAACCTCGCTGATTGAGCGCGTGGCCAGCAAGCCGCTATAGGCATCGTGCAATCGGGTTAGGCTGCGGTAAAGCGCGGTGTCAATGGGGTTACTCGTTGCGTTCAAAGCGGATTAGCCCCTCATCTCCAAGCACGTAACGAATCAAACCAGCGCCTTGCCGATTAGCACCAAATAAGCCATTGATGATCCCCATCATTCCGACAGAATAAACGTTCTTGAATGATTGCCCAGACAATTCAACATCACAGAAAACCTGAACAGTTGGATGTTCTGCTATTGCTTTATTACAAGGAATACGTTTGATCAACAACTCAACAACCATATCCTTATCTAATTCAATTAACTCATTCAGAAACACAATCACATCGTCTATGGATACTTGTTCGCGCTTATTAGTGATAGCCATTGTAACTCACCATCTCCATCGCTTTCGCCACCTCTGCCCGCGCCGCTACAATCTCATTGAGCCACCGTTGCGCCTCTTGTTGCTGCGAAGGTTGGCCGTCTGTATTGCCTACACCTGGTTGATTCGGCGCTTGTGGCGCAACCGGCATCGCTTTCATGCCTTGCGCTTTGTGGCCGGTAATGGTTTCGCTGGCTTCGTCATCCGTAATCCACCCCTGCTGAACCTTGCTGGTTTCGTTGGCAATCTTCATTTGTTCGGTTTGGGCGTCGCGCAGCGCCTCCGATGCTCTAAACTCGGCAAACTCAAATTCAACATCAGCCTGGATGCCCTGCGCTTCAAGCGCCAAGGTGAACAAGCGCCCCAGCATCGTTTCGGTGTAGTGCTGAATCGAGCGGATACCGGCTGAGTATATCTCAAACTGCCTATTACTCTGAATGTCGCCTGTTGTTTCGGTAATACCCATCATCAGCGGCATGGTCTTCAAGGCGCGCACCGCCATGCGTTCGAGCATGGTAATGATGCTGTCCAACCCCGCCAAATTAGCGTCAACCGTGCCAACGGGCCGGTTAACCATGATGTTGCTGGTGTGGATATACGCATCATCCGGCTTGAGTTGGCGGTAAGCATCCTCTACACTGGCGATAATGCTACTAGTGAACTGCTGGAACGCCTGCGCATTGCTGGCGATTTGGGGCGCAATCTTCACCAACTGTTCAATGTCCACACTCAGGTCAAGCCGTGGATAGCCCTGTTGCTGGATGACACGCTTTAGGTCGTGCAGCATACCCAGGAGAAACAGCGACACAAACAGCGCTGGTGCGGCTAATGGTCTGCCGTAGGGCTTCCCTGGCATGGGGTCAATCGGCACGTAGGCGAACGTGGGCCGGTCTAGCACGACAAATTTAAACGCTTGCCATTGCCCCGCCTGCCACACTTGCCCCAACACCGGATCGGTCTTGCGCTGAAAGCGAATCGAGGACGGGTCAGGAATCGCCAAATCAAGCGGCATTCGGCCCCGCTCATCTAGCACCAGTTCAGCGCACAACGCACCGCGCAGAAACGCAGCGGTAAACAAGCGCCCGATCACCACATCGAACGTACCGGCCTTGCGGTCAACCTCCATCGTCTTAATGAAGGCATCCAGTGCGGCCTTGGCGTTCTCATCCTCCGTATCGCCGCCTTTGCGATACGCTTTGACTTCCCAGCCAGGATTACACATGCGCAAGAAATCCCACAATGCCCGCGATACTTCCGGCGAAAGGTCTGCCAGGATTTCCATAAGCTTGGTCGGGTCAAGCCGTTCCAGCGCCTTGCTGTCAATGGTGAGCAACTGCCAGTTTGTCTCGTAGTTGTCAGGCGGCACAAACAGCCATTGCGCGCTAGGGAACGTGCCGATACTGTCCACCGATGCACGGCCACCAGGCAACGCCATGCTGACCGGCGGCAAGGGCTGTCGGCGCGCACGGGTGAAAATGTTACGAATGTTATCAATAAAGCTCATGTTACCATCCTCTGGCTTTGCCTTGGACAAATGGAATCATCACATTTAATCCGCCATCAAAAAACATTATGCCGTAGCGCAACGCATCCATTGCGTGATCATAAGCCTTGACCGGTTCCTCTTTGACTGGCTTACCGTCCTTACCTTCGGGGTAAGTGTACACCTGAAATTCATCTTCTATCTTGTATGGCTTATAGGTGTCAACCAGGCTTTTATCCGGCTCTACCAAGGAATCTTCAAGCACATAAAGCCGTGGTTTTTTATCGCCCTGCAACTTTAGCCGCTCTTGTACCTTCTCAATGCCAACCGTAACGCGTTTATCTGCCGGTATTGTCCCTATGCCGTTTTCATCTAGTGTGGCTCTATCTTCGGCGTCATGGTCAGCAATGGTCGCTGTGTAATTTTCACCAACTGACAGCGCTTTGATTTGCGCGGCGTGTACCCTAACCGTGCGTTGGGTCATGTACAATTGCCGATACACATACATGCGCCCATCGTTATCCAGCGCAATCCACAGACACACAAACGGGTTAGTAAAGCCAAAGTCAATGACTCGTATCCGCTCCCAACTGTCAGGAATCTTAAACGCCGGTAGCAGGTGAACGGTTGTGTCAAACTCATAGACCACGCCCTCCGCGCCAACCCACAAGCCTAGCCGGCCCCGCTTGTAACGTAAGCCGGTTAGACCGTCCAAAATTTGCATTGACTTGCGGCCTAATGGTGTCCAGTCATTGCCATCATGCAATGACGGGTTGTCTTCGTGCCGTGTCTCTAATAGTTGGAGCGCCGCCCGTTGCTTAATCCAGTGATTTGGCGGGCCAGGGTTACAATCGCCAAATACCTGTGTCCACGGTGCGTTACCGGCTCTACCTGTGGCGCGTCCTACGAGTTTTTCCCAACTATCAAGGGCGATTTCTTCCGCTTGATTCACATAGATAAAATCATATTCGGCTGATAAATACTTATCCGGCTCATCTAGCCCACCAACCGTCAAGCGTGATTTGTTGGGATACAGGTAAAACTCTGGACGTTCCCCGCCATATTTCTGGATTGCACATTTTGGATTGTCAGGCGGAAACGGCAAAACCTTCTTTTCGTAAGTGACCACCGCACTCGCCAAAATACTCTTGCGGGTTTTGCGTACCATCAGCGCATTGCAAGCAGGGAACAGGCACAACAAAGCATGTAGTTTTGAAAGAGCGCCAAACGTCTTGCCGGTTTGATACGGACCTGACAAAATGACCTCGTGCGCCTTTGACTTCCACAGTTCGAGCATACCGCCTCTGAACTGCGGCGCATCGGTTGTCACTGCAATTACATGCTTCATTTTAGACCATCAAGCAAACCGGGCTGAACAACTACAATCGGTATATCCTTACCATCTTTGCCGCTTACCTCGACAGCACTTGGCACTTTGCCAAACGCCACTTCCATGAATTGCAACTGCAACCGTGGGTCTTTGCTGCCTGCCCACTTGCGCAGAATCGCTTCAGTTACCGTCATGCCGTCGCTGATGTCTTCGTGTGCGATGGTTTGCGCAAGCGCGCGCAATGCGTCGAAGGTCTTGGGTCTGCCTTTGCGGTTGATGCGCTTATCACCCTTGGTAAACGTCCCCGGCTTCTTTCCTTCACTCACCTGTTAAATCCTGTATAACTGGAATACTAACCAACTCTTACCGCTTGACCACTAGGTAAAAAGGTTGGCTGAAACGCAATTTGTCCCGGCTTTGCTCTCACGCTTCTGACAAGGAATCCGCCTCTAGTTTTACTGAGAACAGTAGACCTAAACTGAGGTTGACCGCGCGGTTCAACTGTGTCACCAACTCTTATTCTTCCACCGGAACGCCCTGAGCCGCCGCCGCTACCTTTAGCCATTACGATTTCCTCATTACTGAACAATGCGCCGTCTCGCGCCACGCGGTATATACGCTACAGGACGGTCCCCCGCTGCCCTTTGCCATGCTACACCTCCGCTATCTTCTTGCCGTGTCTAATGTCCATTGCTTCGGGAATCCACAACCAACCATTAGACAAACAAGCTTCCTTAACTGCCTTGCCGCCACCATAACACAAAAACAACGGTGTAGCGCCAGCGGCAATCTCACAAGCTTGTTGATACTCTTTTTCGGTCTGCGCTATCCGTTCGCTATAGCCGCGGGTTGCAAATGAACGCCACCCCTTTGGAATGCCAAGCCGGTTGACGCTGTAATGGTTTTCTGCTACGTTCAAATCGGCAAAGATGCGAATCCCGAATTGTTGCCACCATCGCGCAATCCAACGTTTGCGGTACACTTGCCAAATTGCCACCGCGGGCGGCATGTTCTCATAGCAAGAAAAGTTAGGTTCTACCGCGTTGACGCACTTTGTATTCAGGATAGGCGACGGATCGGACCAAAGCGCTTCAAACCGTTCGTCCTCGGTATAAAATAGCCATGTACCTTTAAGCGTTGACGAACGCGCCACATTGCCCCAAATACCCCAAGGTTGGTCAAATGCG